GAGCGGACGAATACGAAGAAACAGTCAAGTATGCTCCTGATTGGCCACCAAAGCCTAAACAGAGTGTAGACCCAAGTGTTCATGCAACATTGGATAGTATTACTGACCATGCTCCTACTAAAGCACAATACATAACTCAGATTAAAGAAGCATTACAAAAAGTTCACGATCCAGAAATCACAATAGACATTTACAATTTAGGTTTGATATATGATGTCAAGGTCACTGAAGACAAGGTGGTCCATGTATTGATGACATTGACTTCTGCATTTTGTCCTGCCGCTGATCAAATACCTTTAGACATAATAGGACAGGTCACAGCCATTGAGGGTATCACGAACTGTCAGGTAAAAATAACCATGCAACCGCAGTGGGGTAGGGAAATGATAGAACCTAGTATGAGGAGTTTAATGAACCTATGACGGAGCAATTCAACGTCACACCTTTGTTTGGTATCCCATTGTATCAATCCACACTACAAACGATTGACCAAGACAGCATAGATTATATTAAACAAACTGAATACAAAAGATTTCCTGCCGACAATGGTTACGGATCTACAGATAAGTTTTTGCTTGATAAACCTCAACTTAAAAATTTAAAAACACTTGTGATGAAACATTGTGAACATTTTATTCATGATGTATTAGATGTGCGTAAGGATTGTAAATTTGATATGACTAATAGTTGGTCAACAAAACATATCAAAGGCGATGAAAGTGGAGCACACAATCACGCCAATGCTATGATTAGTGGTGTGCTTTATCTACAAACTGATGACGATAGTGGAGCGATATTGTTTCATAAAGACAAGTCAAACTATAACGTGTTTACACCAACGGTAGATGTTCCATTCGCAAATGAAAAATTAAACATTTTTAACACAGATGGATGGGCAATTAAACCTAAGAATAATATGCTTATATTATTTCCTAGCCAATTGTATCATTCAGTTTATCCCAACGATAGCGACATTGAAAGGTATGTGGTTGCTTTCAACCTATTTGCTTTTGGTAAATTTGGTTACGACAATGTGGTTCAATTAGGACTGGAAAATAAGACCTGTGCCTAGATTCAAGATAAATATTAGAACTATGCACCAACCATACGATGATGATTTTCCTATGGAGGAAATTAACCTTGTGGACCTCTACAAGGAAGAAGTTGAATTTCTTAAAAAGCAAAATGAATTCTTAGAAAAGTCTAAGAAAGCAAAAGACCAGAGACAACGTTGGAAGAATCAAATCTGCATAGAATATTTCCAAAGAAGAATCAATGAGGAAATGGCTCACCTAAAACATATCAAAGAGCAGATCCTAATGAAGACACGAACACTCCATTAACTTTCTTGTTTAACGACTTCGTGACCGTTCATCTTTATACATCTTGAACACACCATAATTTCTTTTCTGTTGGGACTGATGTGATAAACTAGGCGCAACGGTCTATGTGTCAGGCACATATAACACAATTCCTTACGCAACATTTCGTCGCTGTATATTCTGTCACCCAGTTCTTGCATCTTAATATAGTTCGTCGCAGGATGAAAGCAGTTTGACCCACAGTTCGTCGTAGTCCCAAGCCACACCATGAACCTCTAGTAGATATTTCTGTTGCAATGGATATGCTTCTTCTTCCAATGCTCTCATGCATTCGAAAGGCTTGCCTGGGCCGATCACGTCATTGCTGTCTTGCACATAGTGAATAAGTTCATGCAATAAAACGCCTTTGTGGAAAGGATCGTGTATGTCGAAATTTTTGTTTAGATATATTGTATCGGTCTTGGGATCGTAAAATGCGTGAAGGTGACCAGTAGGATGTTGGTCCTCCGTGTAATACATTGTGTTCATTTCTTGCTGAGTAAGTTGAACGATTTGTGGAGTATCTAAGTCTACCTTATATGTTGTCTCTGCACCAATCCAGAGCAGTAAAAACGCAATTAACTCTTTCATATTCTTATTTAATTAAACTGGATGCCCTGTTGGCGATGGTGGAGCACCGTCATATTCTAAACAATATATCTCACCGGTGCTCAAAGGTAATACTTCCATGAAGTATTCTTTCATTTCACCCGCCGCCGCCTGGCATTGTTCGTTAGTGTCAAATAGACTGTCAGTCTGAAACTGTTGGCAGTCTACACCCATACACACAAATATAATCATTATCCACTTCATAATAGTACTTAGATATTTAAATGTTGATTATCAGTACTACTATTACTGAATATGCATACCACACTTGCAATACACTGGCAAGAGGTTCCGCAATAGAAATGAAGATGACAACCAACTGTGATTGGATAATGAAGTGTGTATTTTGGTTGTCATCTTGTTCATATAAAGTATTTAGTTAATGAATTCACTGTTGACAGCAATTACAAGGTGTGCTATGCTGTTTTGAACCAATGAAATCCTACTTAATAAACACCCGATATACGGTAAATAGTTAAAAATAGGTTATAAACTATGAAAAAACGCACCAGAAGTATATTAGACGAACTTAGAAATATAGGTAGAATAAAGGACACAGAAGCCTTTATTGAAACTACCGGTAGCAATATCATTGAGAGTGCGATAAATTTATTACAAACTATCAACACAAATTATCCACCTGAACAAGCACAAGAACTAGAAAGACGTTTTCTTAATTCAATTAGAAATCAAGACACAAAAAAGTTTAGAATGGGCATCAAGAAGATAATTGAAGGAAAGCAAAATGATACTGAATGAAGGCGGTAACATATTCAAGGATCCAAACGGACAGATTGCAACTAGACGAATTAATAAAGCAGATGTCAGTCCTACAATAGCCTGGCTAGAAAAAGTAACAGGATTAACTTTATCAACAAACACTTTGGGCACTACAGGTATTGCACCTACAAGTGGTGACATAGACATCGCAGTAGATCAAAATGCAATCAGCAAAGATGAACTTGCAGACAAACTTACCCAGTGGGCAGTGAAGAACAAACAGGATCCAAAGCAATGGGTAAAGAAGAGTGGTATTAGTGTCCACTTTAAAACTCCGATCAAAGGCAGTGCCAACAACGGTTATGTCCAAACGGATCTAATGTTTGGTGATCCGGACTGGATGAAATGGAGTTTGAGAGGCGGAGAGGTTGGTAGCGAATATAAAGGATCTGACAGACACGTTATGATTGCCAGCATTGCTAAACCACAAGGATATAAATGGAGCCACAAGGCTGGATTATTGAATAGAGAAACAAACGAACCTTTAACAAAAGATCCAAGCAAGATCGCAGAACTATTATTAGGCAAGGGTGCAACCGCTGACGATCTCAATAGTGTAGAAACTATTCATGCAAAAATAAAAAGCAGATCAGATTACGAAAAACTTATCGCAGATGTCAGAGATTCATTTGCAAAAATAGGCAAGACTCTGCCTGAAAGTTCTGGACCTATTAAATGGTTTAGGAATATGTTGAACGCAATTAAGATATGAGAATAGTAGAGTTTAAGAACATTGATCAGAAAAGATTAGTCCTTAAAGAATTAAGTCCGGCAAGAATACATCATGCAGAAGATTTAATTTTTTGGGAAGGTTCAGCCGGAGCCATGAGAGCAGTTCAACAACTAGAACAATTGGCTAAAGGTACCAAGTCATTGACAATCAAATGGGACGGATCACCGGCAGTGATATTTGGTCGCAATCCTAACGGCGAATTCATATTCACAGACAAACATGGGTTCATGGCTAAAAGTTATGATGGAAGAGCAACCAATCCAGAAGACTTGGAAGGTGCAATCATGCAGAGAGCAAAAGATAAAAGTAAAGCAAAGTCATACAAAGCATACGCAACTAAAATGAAAAGTGTTTTTGATATGTTTCAAAACGCAGTGCCTGAAACGTTCCAAGGATATTTTGTTGGCGATATGTTATACTTCAACACTCCCAAGAAGGTGGGCAATAGTTATGTGTTTCAACCTAACGTGGTAAATTATCAAGTGCCTGCGGAAACTGACCTAGGTAAAAGAATAGGCACTAGCAAAGCAGGAGTGGTTGTGCATTACATGATGAGCGAAAAGGGTAGGACTCAACCTGTCAAAGATTTAAAAATGATACAAGGAAACGATGTATTGGCTATACCACCTACAACTGTCAATAAATCGCAACCTATAGACGTTAGTGCAGTAAACGAACTAAAAAGTCTCATAGCAAATAATTCGGCAAACATGGACAAACTATTAGACAAAAGTGCTTTGGCTGGTATGAAACTTGCTGACTTTCCTAATTTGTTATACACATATTTGAACAGCAAGGTAGACTCCGGACTTAAAGGATTGGGCAGTGATTTTGTTAAGTGGTTGCAATCATCAGCAGTGACAGAAGTAAAGAAGGCAAGGATAATGAATTACATCAAAGCAAACACTCAGGCATTCATGGCATTATGGAAAGTAGTATCTGGCATAATGATGGCAAAGGATAATATCATACGTCAATTAGATAAGTCCAAAGGTGCGGTAAATGCCACTGTAAATGGTAAGCCTGGAGGTGAAGGATATGTTTTAAGATCCCCTAAGGGCAACATTAAATTGGTGAAACGTTCTGGCTTCACTAAAGCCAATAGAGCGATAAATAGATAAGGAGAACACAATGAGAGCAAAAGAATTTATTACACCAATTAAAAAAGAGTTTCAAGACCCAGCAGATGATCCAAATGCAGGTTTCGACAAGGAATTCAAACAGGATTCAATGTTCAATCAAATGGGTAAAATTCTAGACAGTAGAGGAAACCCAAGACCTTTAGACACTGTAATCACTGACGATGGTAAGAAGCACAAAGTGAACTTCCAACAGGCTAAAATGATAAGAATGCTTTTGACAGCACCACAGATCAAGCCAGACGTAAAAAGAGAATTCACTAAAGATATTCAAAATAGTGAAACATTAGAGAAGTTTTTGCAGACTGATGACATGGGCACATTGTTTAGATCAATGTATGGTGGAGCAGATGCAGAGCCAACAAATTACTAATAGTTTAGATTTCCTACACGACATATACGAAGCACGTATGACTCGTAACTCTGAAGATCAGAGGATACTCACATACACAGATTGCGTTGAAAGAACTTATCTTTCACTACTGATACTTCTGTTGTTAGCACAATTTCCAACATACAGACAGTCTGCCTCGCAGTATGCTCGTATGACAAAGAGAACCAACTACAAACAATTCAGAATGTATTCAACAGACTTACATAATTTTGTTTACTTTGTTACAGGTGACGATGCGGCTATGGACAAGTTGAAAGATGCAAAGGCGGCTAAAGTTATGAGGCAGAGATCTAACTTTCCGACACTGGCATTCAACAGGTTCCTAAGTGAACTATCAAGCGGAATGAATCCTACTTCTGCCTTACAATTATTCATGACCATCGAGTCTGGATTAAACATCAGGAACACAGACTACAAAACTATGAGAAGAGAGATATTGGATTATAGCAATCTCACAGGCAGAGAAAAACGTATGACTGTGACTAGATTACTACACGCCACTAGGGCAAAATTAAGAAGTTCGGACATCATAGAAAATTTAGAAAAACTAGCGGCTGACAGAAATCTTGAAACTGGTGCTGTACCAGATAACGAACCCAAGATCAGTGTACCAGATGTAAACACACAAGGCAAAGACCTTGCGTTGTATAGATATCTTGTTGGTGGCAAAAACATTGTACAACTTAAACGTTTCATAGACCTTGCCCTATCGGGTAAAAGCATACCAGGGTCAGTAGTGCAGGCATATCTCCCTGCTATTAAACTTGTGGACGATATAGTGAAAGCAGGACCTTCTTTCGTGAGTGTCCTTAAAGCACTCCAGTCTAGGGCCAAAAGCACCAAAAAATAAAACACATAGACATATTTCGGTAGTAAACCTATAAATATCATTAAGTGTCTCTGGAGAGGAGACGCCATTTAACGAGAAAAAGAGGAGAAACACGATGGCAACATTAACTAAAGTAAATGGTTTCCTAAACAATTATGTGACGGGAACAGTGTTCCAAAATGCTAACCTTGGCTTCTTTCAAGCAACAATAAGATCAACTTCAAATGGCTCAAACACGGCTATCGACTTAAGAGCGGAAGACGGTGATGCGGCAGGCGAAGCAGATCAAAAAGTTGAGTTAATTGTCAAATCAGTAAATGCGATTGCCTACTTTGCCAAAGATGCAAACGATGGTATCATGGCATTGGTTGTTGACAAATCTCAACACACAGCAGATTCTCTAGCGGCAATTATAGAGAACCTCGATGGTATCGGTACAGATACAATCGTTGAAGCGGCTGACCAATTAACATTCAAGTAATAGTTAATTGTAGCATTGACACGTTAAAATACAGAAAGGGCGGCTTTATGTCGCCCTTTCGTTGTATTAGCACTTAATTTCTACCAAAAACCACTAAATAATAGTAACATACACTTCGGAGCGAAGTGTGTCATTTAAGAGAAAAAGGAGAAAACAAATGGCGGCAATATCAGGAAGTAAAGATATCTCAAACGCATCTAATTTCGAAGTTCTTACAAAAGACTTAGAAATCTACACAATAGCAGGTGCTACAGGTATCCACACAAACCCAAGCGACGCAGACTCAATTTTCCACAAAACTTTAAGAGCAATCAGTTCTGAAGCAAACGTGGTAATGGTAGGTACACCAGCGGCTAACGACTTAACAGTTGTATTAGAAGGCGGTTATGCAGGTGTTAAAGGTACTGGAGCGGCGGCTCAATTGAAAGCAGTAATCGATGCGGCAACTGGAACTACAACAACAGTGGCGGCAGTTACGTTCTCAGGCGACGGACTTGCGTAAGGGTACAATACGATAAGACAGATAAGACTTCTTATCCTATTAACAAAGAATACAAAAGAGCGTTCAGGAAACTGGACGCTCTTTTTTTATGACATATAAGTATGTGTGCTAGGAACAAAGGCGAATAGAATGAGATTTAAAGCATTATCACTGATAGACATTACCAAAACAGGAGTCAGCAGAAACAAAGAGGCTGAGGATCAAAAGGCTGTGGCGCAGTTCGCCAACTACATGACAGTTGAGAATTGTCTACAATTGAGATCAAACATCAAGATACTGACTGTTCCAAAAGGTAGAAAGATGGACATATCCAACCTTAAGTTTGGTGACAATTACAGAGGTGAGCAGATGGTTTGGGAATTTATTTTTGAACCGGAAATACCTGAAGCAATCAGTGTTAAAACATTAAACGATGACTTTAATCTTATTCCTATGTTAACAGGCTTGGACGAAACTATCAAGATAAGTAATGGTGTGTATATTACTGATGATGAAGATTACACCAATTTATTATTCATTAAACAAATAGATAATGAGTAATATCACCCCAATAAATACATTTGTTAAGGCTCGTTTAGGCAAATACAATTTAGGCCCTTCCATAGATAATAATAGATAAAGAAACGGAAGAGAGAAAAATGGGAACAACTGATTTAGAAAAACAAAATCTAGAAGCACACGTTGATTTGTGCGAACAAAGATACAAAAACTTAGAATCTCGTCTATCGAACATAGAAGAGAAAGTTGAGAGTATTCATAGTGACATACAGTCAGGCAACAAATCCATGGTAAAAGTTATCATAGGTGCAACTGGTACCATAGTTGCAGGTCTCTTATCCACAATAGTAGTCCTATTATTGAAGTTTCCAGGTTAATCATAATACCACCCTTCACCGCTAAATAACACTACAGAGCGGGTTAGACATGAAAATTAGTGAAATTGTAGCAGAGTCAGTTGTACAGATTTGGTCACGTACCAAGGCTGGTAAAATGGTTCGTAAGTACAGATGCACAGCAGGTCCACGTAAAGGCAGGATTGTTAGCAGTCCATCAGTGTGTACTCAACCTAAAAGACTAGGCTCAGTGATGGCAATTAAGAAAGCCAAAGCACGTCGTGGATCAACAATGAAGATTAAACGTTCATTCACTAAACGTACATCAGCACCAAGTATCAGAGTAAGTAGACTGAACAGAGCCGCTAGACCTAGCAGAACAAGACACACGTTCAGACCAGGTAAGAGAAAGGCTATTAGAAAGTAATGAAAATAAGAGAAGTTACAGAAACACCTTATCTAGATAAAATTACAAAGCAGATCGCACCTGCACAGAAAACTGGAGCACCAGTGCCTAGCAACAAACTACCAAAAGGTCCAATTAAAACACAGGCGATCAAATCGCCTTTGAACCAATTAAAACAGAGAAGCGACACAACTATCGTGAAGAAAGGAAACACGATACCGATGCCAACAGGTCCAAACAAAGAGACAGACTACGAGATAGATCAGGTTGGCCCAGACACAGTCACAATGAAGACGACCAAGCCTACAGCAGGCGCACCAGAGAAATTGGCTGTAAATAAAAAGGATTTAGATCCTGTCATCACAAACCTAAAGAGAAGACAAAACGCAACCAAATGAGGATTAACGAACTTATACAAGAATTTACTATCCAAACCTCTAATGAGGAGAAGGATATGCTCAGTAAATTACAGAGTGTAAAAAATTTAGATACTTTTATGGAAAGAGATCAAGAAGTTATAAATCAGTTAATAAGAAAAAGTCTAGTCCGTAGAATGGACAAGGACGGACAAACTATGGTGGTTGCGAATGCAGGTCAAGAAACTAGGTAGAAGACTACAAAAATTCATAGACGAACAAGCAGAGAAAGTCTGTATGCCGATCCAACACGGAAACAGTGTGAGGGTAAAGAACTATGTCATACGCAAAAATCCACATGGATACCTATTATACGATATCAATAACAATAACCAAGTGACCACAACATTTACCAAAACTGCCGCATTGGCAATGGCAAAACAATTGGCAGATAACCCTAGAAACAGCATTAAACACATAGAAGATACCGATGAAAGCATACAAAACAAGTACAATGAATGCATATTCTACAAATACACAATGACCACAACCGACGATGATATCAAACGTGAAGTGACTAAAATACGTTATGACATCGTGTGGGAGGATTTACTTAAATTAAGAGACACCTTGGACAACTACATATTTGATAAATAAATTAGCGAAGGAACAAAAGCATGAAAATAGAGCAGTTTAGACAGGAACCAACAACAGAGCAGTTGAACGATAGACTATCTAAGGTCTTCGGTACCTCTATAGATTTAGACAAATTCAGCACAGAACAACTACAAACAGCACAAAAAAACGTTGTTAGCAAGATTGCAAACATTGAACAAACAGAATCATTCGATAGTTTATCACACAACGAAGACTATCATAAGCAAAAAATGTTCCTAGATGTAATTACATCAGCACTAGAAGATAGACAAATAGCAATAGAAGGTTATTACAAAAAAGTGGACCTAGCGGCAGATGAAATGTTAGGTGATTATGTTGATCCAGAAAAAGAAGCATTAAAAATGAACAAAGATGCCGTAGCCGCTGATATCAAATCAAGAGCGGACAAGGAAGATTCAGAAGTAATAAAAAGAGCACTTGAAAAACTTGAATTAGAATTTGAAGATGATGGCACAATGAAAGAACCAGAATACGAACCAGATGGTCCAATGGAAGGCAATGCTTTCGCACAGGCAGTACAAAAAGCCAAAGCGGCGGGTATGAAAAAAGGTGACAAGTTCAAAGTAGATGGTAAAGAATACACATTACAAGATTGTGAAAATTTAATAGACGAAATGAAAAAGAAAAAAATGAAAAAAATGAGCGAGAAAGCAAAACCAGATTATATAGATTTAGACAAAGACGGAAACAAAACGGAGCCAATGAAGAAAGCGGCTAAAGACAAAGAAAAGAAAAAAGTTAAAGAAGGCGCAGAAGAAGAAGCACAATTAGTAATGGCGGCTAAAGACATGGTTGACAAAGTTACTGGTTGGATGGAAGACACAGCGTCAATGCAAACAGAAACAATTTTAGAATTAGGCGATGCAATAAGGGATGAAGAAGGCTCAGAGAAATCAGAATCATTCATAAACGCAGTTAAACCAGCACTAGAATCTTTATACACTTCACTAGAAGCAACAAGAGAAGCACTAACAGGCGGCGTAGCCGTACTGACAGGCGAGAACGCTCCAGACACAATGGGAGCAGATGCTGAAGAACCTGCAATGGAGCCAACTACAGATGCAGATGCAGATATGCCAGATCAGTCAGATGACTTTGCGGCAAGTGAACCTGCTTCAGGTGGTGAGGAACCAGCAGACAGAGAAAAGCGAGAACACATAATCAGACTGTCAAGAAGACTTGCTGAAACACTGTCAAAAAAAAAGGCTTAACAGAGGCCTCCAACACTGAACTAATTCAAGTTTTAAGAAATCTTAAAAGCGATGCTGATGCTCAAGATCAGAAAGCATATCTAAGTTTTACAGCATTGAATAAAATTCTTAACAATGTTGGAGGCTTATCAATCAATTTCGATGCATTCAAGAAAGCATACGACTCCAATACAACAATCAAAAAGATGATTAAGAACTTTGACCAAAGAGGTTTAACTTTGGACACTAATGCAGAAGGTCCTGATATGCCTACAACAAAAGGCAAACGTACCAAAGGCATAGACGCAATGGCAAAGAGAGCAACCAAAAAACGCAGTTAATTCTTGACATACTACCAATTGTATTGTAATATTATTAGATGAACAGAACTAAAGATCAAATTATCCACGACATTGAATCAGTGATAGACAAATATATTAAGATGTCTGTTGAGCAACACGGTGGACAAGTTGAAGTAAAAGAATTCGATATGGATACAGGCAAACTGACCATGCTGATGAAAGGTGCCTGTTCAGGATGTGCTGGTAGCACTGCCACTTTGCAAAGAGGAATAGAAACAACTATGAAACATTATATCCCCGAAGTAAAACAAGTCATAGGTGAAGATGATCCCAACAGCGAAGTTAAACCTTATTACGAATATAATCCATGGGACGGTCCAACATACGATAATATGTTAGATGAGTTAGATAGATTGTCAACTGAGAACGGTGGCAACATTTCTAACGACACAGATAAAAATAATAATTAATGTCATTAATAGTTAAACGGTTCGACTACACAAAATTATCACGCACATCATTAGACGGTAAGAGAGTATATGCCTGTCCAGATGGAAACGCAGTAGCAAGTGTCACAACTATATTAGATTCAACAAAAGATAAGACACATCTATTGGAATGGCGTAAGAGAGTTGGTGAGGAGACAGCCAAGAGGATAACAAAAGAAGCATCTGGCATGGGAACCAGAATGCACAAATACATTGAAAACTATATCAATGATGGCTCTTGGGGAACACCTGGATCTAATCCTTATTCACAACAAGCATTTAAGATGGCAAAAATAGTTCATGAGAATGCATTAAAGGATGTAAATGAAATTTGGGGCAGTGAGGTTGGATTATACTTTCCTAAGATATATGCTGGGACCACTGACTGTGTGGGTGAGTATAAAGGAAATCCTTGCATAATTGACTTTAAGCAAACCAACAAGCCTAAAAAGAAAGAATGGGTAGAAGATTATTTTCTACAATTAGTAGCCTATGCAGAAGCACACAACGAAGTATATGGCACTGACATCAAAGAAGGTCACGTGTTCATGTGCAGTAGGAAATTAGATTATCAGCAGTTCGATATTACACCAACCACATACAATCATTACAAAAATGAATGGTGGAATAGAGTAGAAGAATACTACATTAAACACGCAGTTTAAACACTCCACTGAAACTAGCAAACACTCGATAAATACTCACAGTAGGATTTATTATATGGCTATTGTTTCAATATCAAGAATACAGATTAGAAGAGGTAGAAAAAACCAAGGTTCAGGCTTACCACAATTAGCGGGTGGTGAACTGGGTTGGGCAGTAGATACCCAAGAATTATTCATAGGTAACGGTGCAGTATCAGAAGGTGCGCCAGCAGTTGGCAATAGCAAAATACTTACAGAACATGATAATCTATTCGAGTTAAGTGATCAATACACTTACAAGAATGGAACTAGCATACAAACAGGTTCAAGTTCGTCCAATCCTGTACAAAGAAGTCTACAATCAAGATTAGATGATTTTGTAAATGTTAGATCATTTGGTGCTAACGGTGATGGTACAGATCAAACACTTGCACTACAAAGAGCAATAGATCAATTATTTTTACCTTGGTCAAGCGCCATGGACGCAGACAGTTTAAGAAAAAGAATTACATTAAAATTAGATGCAGGTCTCTACAAAATTAGTGATAGTTTAAAAGTACCACCATACGTTAATCTAGTTGGTGATGGTTCAGACAAAACAGTGATAGAACAGACTGGAGCATTTGCAGTAATAGAAACAATCAACGGAAACGGAATCAATGCACAGACAAGTGCCACAAATCAAAGCAACATAATAAAACTACAAGGCATGACTCTAAAAAGTTATCTTACAAATCCTGCTTTGAAATTAAGTAGCACAAAGGACAGTCAGTTTATTGATGTGAAATTACATGGTCCGTGGACACAAGGTACGGCACTTAATTCTAATCAAGTTGGATTATTAATGGAGGCAACATCTACTCCTGTAACAACTCAAAATAATAATTTTGAAAAACTTAAGGTTGTAGGATTCAGTTATGGAATTTTATCTAATCACGATGTAGCAAACAATCATTTTGAAGATTGTGTATTTGAAACTCTTTCATACGGTGTGTACTTTGGTAGAGATACATCACTAGGACAAGTTGCACAATTGACAGGTCCTATCAACAACACAATTACAAATAGTAGATTTGTGAATATAGACAAAACAGGTTTATGGATCAAAGAGGGAAATGGCAACGTCAGTAAAGAAAATAGTTTCAAAAAAGTTGGAAACGATGGCGGCTTAGATACAGCACCAGTACATCCTGTAATTAGATTTGATTCTGAAAGTAACATTTCTAAAAACGATTTCTTTGCTAGAACAGAGTCATTAATGGCAAACACTTCCACAATGACAAACGTTGCATACATTCCTGAAGTACAAGGTAAATTCAATAGCGAATTATCATTTGTTACAAAATTTAATATTGGACAATTGAATGCGGCGGCAAGAGTAGCCAAATTACCTGCAGACAATAGCAGACATTATAAGATTGAATATAGTTACAATAGTTCTATTAGAAACGCATTCAGATCAGGCACACTAGACATAAACATAGACAAAGCAGTAGACACAGTTCATCTATCAGATGAATATGACTTTTTAGGCGACGCGGCTGACAACACAAACTCAACTAGATTAAATTTTACAGCAAGTTTATCAGATGAGAATGGTGACACAGCAAAAGAAACATTAATTATACAGGCAACAAATCCATCATTATCATCGAATGAAAACGCACAAATTATATTCAAAGTCAGAAGTATCTCATAAACCTAATATTTTTTTTGGAACATACGAACAACGACTTATTGATTGGAAAAATATTAGAAGTATAATCAACGAAGAACAAAATCCTTTAGAAATTCTATCAAAAATTTATTTTTATTGTCCAAGAACCAAAACAAAGACAGATGAATACAAAATAGACACTTGGTTAGAGCCTTGGCAATTAATAGAAAGAAATGAGTACAATGAATTTGACCTTTCATTGTTATTATGTTATACTATAATGATAACAGAACAGTTTAAAGACAAACAAATAGTGATACATAATGTCATATCAAAGGAAATTGAATCCAACAACCGTAAGTTTTATTACGTTATTGAGTTTAATAACCATTTTTTGAACATTAACGATATGGCTATAATGACCAAAGAAAAGTTTGACAAAAATTATGTTCTGCATTATACTCATAATATAAAAAATAAGATAAATATTGATTTAATTTAATAGGAAATAGAATACTAATGGAAGTCGCAGAACAAACAATCACTACGAACACATCAAATATAAAAGTACAAAAAAGAGACGGTCGTCTAGAACCGTTAGACATCGACAAAATTCATTTCGTTGTTGAAGAAGCCTGCGAAGGATTAACAGGAGTATCAAGTTCGCAAATAGAAATTAATGCAAACATACAATTCTATGATGGCATCACAACAAAAGATATTCAACACGTGTTAGTGAAGTCGGCAAATGATTTAATTAGTTTAGAAAATCCTAACTATCAATATGCCGCCGCAAGACTTCTTTCTTATGATGTAAGAAAAGAAGCACACGGACAATACG